TTCCTCCTTCCCAAACCCACTCTTTACCTTCCATGATTCCCTGAACAAAAGCATCTGGGGCAGAAGGATCAGCAACGATATCTGCTGCAGTTGCAAGCATAAAATCTTCACCAACAATTTTATGACCCTCATTAGTCATTTTAAGTGATCCAACTCCACGAGAAGAAACACCCAAAGTAACTCCTTCACCAATAAGAGATTTTGCAATCTTACCCATAGGAGTTTCTAAAAGTTGTGCTTTACCCTTAAAATTGTTACCTTCTGCTGTTAAAGATACAATTTTATGAGACACTCTATCTAAATTTACAGTTGGACCATCTGGGTGACCCAACTCCCCCAAAGCACGACCTTTATTGATGAATGATTCTGTATATCTTTTTACTTCACGGGAAAGAGTTTCCATCGGATACATTCTTCCGTTTCTATTGCAGATATCTCCTTGAAGAAAAATACCTTCAATAAACATTTTTTTGTTAGTTCCCTTTCCTTCGACAATAAATTTAATGTCTGATACTTCTTCTGTAATTAATTTCATGGGTTTAATTGGTAAATCCTACTTTTGTTCCTTTGATTAAATCGCTATCCGCATACATGCAATGAGATGGCATTTTAACAATTTGCTCAACTGATCCAGGTGGTAAGGTTATTGAACCAATTCCAGTTCCATTTTGAGTTTCAACAACTGAAACTACATGATAAGAAGTATCAGTATTTACTAAACGAACAACAGTTGCGGAAGTAAAACTAGTTGCAGTACCAGTTGTTATTGGTAAAGCAATTTCGGGACTTAAAATTTTAGTTGTCATTCTTCGTTATCCTCATTTTCAATTTCATCATCACTTACTTCATCTTCTTCAACACCAAACAAAGAATTGGCAACAAGTGGTCTAATTTCATCTATTTTTTCTGCAGCTTTTGCAAAAATAGCAGATTTAATTGCACCAGAAATTTCAGATGGTGAAGAATCTTTTGTGATCAAATCTATAACGTTTTCCATAAATTTATTTTAATATTATACAGATATTTATATTTTTCCTCCCTTTGGTTTTATTTCTGGCGCTTGAGTGATAGAACTATTAATATCTTGTTCCATAGGAACTTCACCAAGTGGATTTTCTATCTGTCCTTCCATACCGTCTTGTTGTGGAATTGGATTTCCATTTTCATCTACAGGTGCATTTGGGTCCGGTAATATTCCTTTTTCTATTTCATCTTGAATTTGTATATCAATTTCTATTATTTCTGAATCAGTTTGTCTTAAAACTTTCTTCCTTACATATTCTGTTGAATAATATTTACCAATATATGGTTCTATAGTAGTTGCCAAAGTTAAACGGTTTGTGAGCATCTCAGATTCCTTTAACTCTGCAAATTGATTATCATATAGAAAATCATACTGTATATGATCTTCCATAATTTCCCAATCTTCTGGAGAAACTATATTTTTTAGTAATAATTGAGTGCGGAGCATGTCATTAAACATACTTGCAAATCTTTTTCTAAGTCTTCCAACAAACTTAGCGAATTTTAATTCATCTCTTAAAATTTCAGATGATCTGCCAAGATTAAATCCTGTATCACCAGTTATCCTTGATTCTGGTACATTTAAAGACCTATATAATTTCTTTTGAAAATATTGAACATCACTTAGTTCTCCTAAATTTTGACCACCGGGAAGAGTTGTAATTTCTGTTCCTCTACCACCTTCTCTACGAGGAAGCCAAAAATCTTCAAGCATACTCATAAACTTGCGATCATCACGAACTTCTCCAGTAGATGCGTCATAGACTAATTTATTTCTATAACGACTCATCACTTCTTTTAGATATTGTTCTGCCTTTACTTTTGGTAAATTTCCGACATCAATATAAAAGATTCTTCTTTCTGGTGCTCTTGATAATCTGTAGATTACCAAAGAATCTTCAATCATTCTTAATTGATTGAGAGCTTTTATTGCTTTGTGTAAAAATGATAATATTGTTCCCTTATTTCTATCTACCAGTCCAGAAGTACAATAAGTTATTGCATCTTTGGTTATTTTTATAGATTTTTGTCTCTTGACGCCATAAGAAGAAAGTGGATAATTTGGCGTGGGTGTATATAAAAAATACTCTTCTATTTCTGGAAATTTTATATCCTCTGATTCTGAAAAAACATTTGCATTATTATTATTTTTCTTTTTCTTTTCCTGCTTCACATATTTAATTTTCATCGGATCAATATATCTAATTTCTTTTATTCCATCTTGTGGATTTTTAACATCTATTACCTTTAGATAAAATAATCTACCATCAACATACCAATTTCTAAAAATTTCGTGACATTTTCTATCAAAATCCATCATTTCTTTAATGGATTTAAATTCTTTTCTTACTATTTCTTTTAATCGATCACTAGCATTTAAATTAGAAAGTTCTATTTCTACAGGAGAATCATATAAATCACTAACCAATGCTTCATTTACAATATCTTCAATAGCATTATCACACTCTGGGTGTAATGCCATCTCTCTATATCTTTTAATTAAATCATATTCGGTTCTATAAACACCCTCAATGTCAACATATTGACCATAAAATCCACTTTGTATATAATGATCAACCCCGTCCTCGGTTGATGGAGGAACGGGGGATACTATACCACTAGATTTTTTCTCATTATTTTCAATTGAAAAACCAAAAAGTTTTGCCATTTTATAAATGTTATCTTATTATATACTATTTATTACTATCAATTAATGTTAATTCCACCAGCATCAGGCGAATTTCCTTTAATTGCTTCCCACCAAAGAACTTGAAGTTCTACTTGGAACTCTTCAATTGCAGGTTGATCGCTGGAGACTGGAATTGCATTAGTAGATGTTGGGAACAAATCATACATATGATATGCTCTTAAAGTTTTGCCATTGCGATCCAACTGGTAAACATATGCATCCGAAGTATATGTTGATGGATTAGTAACACCAGTTCCATCAGAAACTCTATTAATTTTATTAATCCAATTTTCAAAAGCAGATCTAATAGAAAAGTCGGTATCATTAACTATAGTAATAGTCCAACTTTCGAATGATCTATCTCCAGCAACTTTTAAAGTACGTCCTCTAAATGGAACATCTAAAAATGCAATTTGTGATGCTGGTAAAGCAGCAGCTTTAACTAAAAATCTAGATTTTTCTAAAGTTGCGCTATCTGCTTTTGCAATATCTGGGAAAGATAATACTACTTCAAAAAGGTTACTTCTTGCACCTCCACCAGTTAACTGACTTTTGAAGTCAGTAATTTTTCTAAGTGGAGGTGGATTAAATTGATTTCTTGTTGCCATGGTTGTTTAACCTCTAAATTAGAAATTTCCGATTACTTCTTCAAAAGCAACACCAGTTCTGGTTGCAATGAAGGTCAGACCAATAAAGTTGATAGACCTTGCTGGTTTAATGTAAATATCTGCGACAAATTCATTTGCATCAATAATAGCAGGAGTATTATTGGTTTCATCACAAATAACTACATAATCAAATATACCTCTCTTTGATTGAACATCTCTTAAGAAAGGTTCAACAATGTTTACAAAATTAGTTCTTGTAATTTCGTCGTTGAATTCGAAGAGTTGATCTTTAGCCGCAGCAGAGATTGCATTTTCCAAATAGATAAACAATCTGCGAACATTAATTCGGTCAAATGCAGATGATTTACCATATCCAGTTTTATCGCCAAAGAGAATAATTCCAGAACCTGGTTGGAGAATTACTGGATTAATTCTATTTGTATAGAGTCTATCTCTTTGTCTTCTTCCTGGGTTATATGCAAGTTTAACCGCATTTAAAATTGTGCCTCTTGTTGTTCCTCCTGGAGAATACCATGGGAAATTATTAATATCATTTCTGGCACAAGTTCCTGCAATATCACCATTCAGAGGAATATATCTGAAAGTATTATTAAATCTATCATACATGTACTTATAACCACTATCAAATACACCATAAGTACTTGATGTGACTGGAGCATAGAAACTTACTACATTTTCTGTAATTGTATCAATATCTCTAATAGTTGCTGCAGTTTGTGTTGAAGTATCAGTTATTGCTGCTCCTCTATATGGAGAAATAAATGCAACAGCGTCTTTTCTAGATTCTGCGACAGCAATTAATTTATTTGCAAGTGCTTGTACATCTGTTTTATCATAACTAGCGGAACCCATGAGGAGAAAATCAACATCTACTTGATCTTCATTTAAAAATTCATCATATGCACTTATAATATCTCCGAGTTCAACTTCTAATGATCCTTCTTCTTCAATATTTTCAAGTCCATCATAATTAGTCCCACCAGTTAATTTGAGATCTAAAGCACCACAGCATCCAAAAATAATATCTTGTGTTTCTTGGTCCCAGTCAGTATCAACTGCTAATTCAAATGCCTCACTAAAACCTGTAGTTGTTAAACCTACTGGTGAAGATCCTGCAAAAATATACTCAGATGCGGAAGTTAAATATCTTCTCCAGTATGATGGACTTCCAGAAGAATATAATGCATCACTTGCTTTAGAAATTGAAATATGCTTCTCTAAAATAGTTCCAGAATTGCCAGTAATCTTACCATCATCATCAATGACAATTACGTGAATTTCATCAAATCTAGAATTTCTTTCCGAAGCAAATTCAGAAGTACCTGGTGTTGGTGCAAGAGCATTCCAATTGATTTGAGATCCTGAAGATAATGTAATTTTTTGCTGATCAAACCAGTCTAATTCTATATCATATGACGTTGATGTATATGCTACTGATTCTCCAGTAGTATGAATAGCTACTGTACCATTATCAGCAAAATTGAAAATTCCCAAACGTTGATAATCTACATTAGTTTCAACACCTGCGTCAGTTACATGACTGATTAATTTAACATCAACAGTACTTACACCGATTCCTGTAATAACACCTTTTAAATATCCATCTAAAACTGTGGTAGAACCGACTCCTGGAGATACTGAACCAATTGCTTGTGTTACTGCATATCCTACTTGAACTCCAGAAGTGCTAAATCCAGTTAAGATTTGATCTGCTCTAGAATCAATAATTGAAATTAATAAACCATTTGCCCAAGAACCTGGATTTTGAGCAAGAACAGTTACATCGGTAAGTGGATTATCTAAATAACCAAGTTCAGTATAGTGCTCTAAACTTCTTACCTTAACATCTGATGCTTCTCCAAAAAAGGCATTTCTTAAGTTTTCATCGTCTGTTCGAACAATTTGCATCACTCCACCATACGCCAAATAAGATGAAGCTACCATCCAATGCTCATAATGCTTATTTACAGAATATGGTTTTCCAAATGTATTTAATAAATCATTCTCATTTTCAATAAACTTTGGTTCTGTTACGGGGCCTTTTGCGAAAGGTGCTACTAAAGCACCAACGGAAGCTGATACTGGATCTATTCTTCCAATAGTTAAATCAACTTCTCTTATTAAAATTCCAGGAGATGCTAAATTTAGTGGCATCTTTATTCTCCTACAAGTCCAGAATTATCTAAAAATATTTATAAATTCCTTCCTTTTAAGATCTATCTGTATTCCCACATATATGATCTATCGCCATATTCGTCAATATTCCATACTTCCATAGCATGATTTTCTTTATCATTTCCTGCCCATATCCAACGATCTTCATTTTTAGTTTCATTAATAATAGAATCAAAATCATCTAAACCATCCGAAATAAAACCGAAAGGTGCCATATCTTGTTCTATTTGATTTTTTTGTTCTTCATAAATTCTTTTACGAACATCATTGTTCGTCATTTCTTTAAAATAATCTTGTGCAACTAACCAAGAAAATATAACAAGACACATTGCCAAATCATCATTACACCCCTCTTCTGCCTCAAAAGAATTGTGCCTTTGAGTAAATGTAGTTAATTCGCTAATAATATCGTAATCATTTACTAAAAGTTTATCATCTTCTAATAAAGTTTTTAAATTAGAACATCCCAACTTTTTTACTGAAGCTGTCATACGAACACCAAGTTGAGATTTTTTACCACTAAATCCAGATCCAACTATTTGCCCTGCTCTACCTCTCATAGAACACATTAGAATATTGTCATACTCCAAATCAAAATGCAAAATATTAGCAACCTGATCACCAATATCATTTACTTCAATTAATATCCAAGCATCATTATATGCTGTTGCAACTTCATTAATTATACTTGGAAATAACATTGGTTTTATTTCATTATTTCTATATTTTGCTACAGACTTATATGGAAAGTTTGTAATATCAAAAACAATGAATGCTGAATAATCATTACCTATACCTCTTGCAACATCAACTGTAATTAAGTAATTATTTTCTTTAATTGGATCTTCGTATATGTCTAATCCGGCATTTTTCTTTAGTGGGTCATCGTAGACAAGATTTTTAAGTTTTGATGGATTTATGAGAGTATTGATTGATCCTAAAAATTCACATTCAAACTCAGTTTTAAATTGCTGCTCAGAAGTATTTGCAATTGTTTGTAATTTCCAAGCCTCATCTCTACCTGGAACTTCGGACCAATGAACATCTGTTGGAATATATTCATTCTTTCCCTTTTCTGAATCATGCCACATCCTATAAAAATGGTTCATACCGCGAGGGGTAGAAACAATAATTACTTTTGTACTTTGACCAGAAGATATTGTTGGATAAACAGAAGCGAAGAAATCGTCAGCAATATGATTGGGAATAAACGCAAATTCATCCAAGAAAATTACATTATATGAACCACCACGAACTGCTGATGCTGAAGTCGAAGCAGCAAGAATTTTTGATCCATTTTCTAATTCTAATGAACCTCTATTCCAAGATATAATTCCTTGCTGCATCCACTTAGGTAAATTTTCATAGGCAAGTTGCAATCTTCCAAGAAGATCTCTTGCCGTTGATGCTTTGTTTGCTAAGATTGCGATGTTAACATTATCGTTAAAAACAGCGTAATGTAAAAGATATGATACACAAGTAGTAGACTTACCAGTCTGACGTGGCATTTTACAAATATTAAATCTATTATCATGGAAATTTTTAATTAGTTTTTCTTGAAATGGATACATTTCGAATGGCACTAAACCATGATCAAGAGATACAATTTTTATATAATTTCTTGCAAAATAAACAGGATCTTCTTTGCATTTAAGGAACTCAATAATTTGTTCCTCAGTAAATTCAATCTGTGTATTTGCTTTTTTTAGATTTGGATTACCTAAGTATACTTCACTCATAATTCATTTTTAATTAGTAAAATATCAAAAGCAGCAGTGTATCTACCATTATTACTTCTGGTAGTTAGTCTTATATCAATATCAGAATGTTGTGGGATTTGTTGTGGAAATGCAAACTTGTAAAAATATTCTCCACCACTACCACTTACTTCAAACGTATGTCCTACTCGGAATGCTTGACCAACCGTATTATATCTAACATACATAAACCCAGTAGCATCTGCACCCGACTGAGCGGAACATACTCCCTGATATAAGTATCCAGTATATCCATTTGGAACTGTATAAACTGACATCAAAGTTTGACCAAGACCTGCAGTAATTCTAAGAACTTCTGTACCACCTCTAGAAAAATTTAGTTGTCCTACATTTGTGGATCCAGTTTTTACATATCCACGAAAAACTCTCTTAAAAATTTTAGTTCCAGTAACTGTCCCTGTACTTGAAAGAGTAAAATCCTCTTCAATAATATCCCAGTTTGTATCAAGACCAATAATAGTTACAACCTTACCATT